GTGCCCAACTGTTGGTTTAAAGTGTTGGTCTCAAGGTTCTCTGGCACCTCATATATGCCCTTGTCTGCTATCTTGTCCGCCGCGCTGTAGCCCGCGATTCTGATCTGATCGTTGACTGACAGTTCGTCAATGAATCTGATGTATCTGTTGGTCGTGCCATCAACTAGGGAGTAGTCTGTGCCCAGGGTCTTCCTGGAACCGTTCACTGCTACTGACACCTCAAGGTCCGTTAGTGCGGCCGAGTTGGCGTAGAAGTCTATAGGGAAAAGTCTCTTCTCTGTGTCATCCACAATAAACGTCCTGATCACCCTCTGTCGGCTCTCGTTGGTCCTTTTGATCCAGGCACTCTTGCTGTTGTGCGTGGTCCTGCCCGTGGTGTAGTGTAGGTGTCCCTCCGCTAGATTCTTGGTAACGGTGGTTGTACCGTCCTTGTAGGTGAACGTGCCTGAAGTGTGATCTGACTCGAACACTATGTCACCCACATTGTTGATGGTGTTGTACTTGACCTTTATGCCCAACACCGTGTCGGTCGGTGCCGTGTCTGATGTTGCGTACTTGAACACGGATGCCCCTGTGAATGAACTGTTTGGATACTTGATGGCATCGTCGAACGGGGTGTGCGTGTTGTCCCACATGCCGAACAATGGTTGTTGGTTGACCCCGGTCTTCTGCTGTGCCTCCGTCCATGCCGTCGTGTCGTCGTCATAGTAAAAAGTTTTACCTTGGTTGACTGTACCGAATTCTATGAACACACTGTCCAGATTATCCGGAGTGCCGTCTGACGCTTCCGTTAATGCTATCTTCTGTGTGGAGTCACCGGCTGTCACGAAGTTTACATCATAGATCTTGTTCTTGACTATTGGATCTGTGTCTGCGGCAAAGATCACCCGCATTCCATCCTGCAGTGCCAGTCCATCCACGATGTATCCGGTTGAGTTAACGACCTCGCTGAATGCGTCCGTTGTCACTGTGTCATACAGTGTGACCGATCTCTTGGCCACCGTGCCGTGGTTGTACAAGGCAAGTCCTGAGTCGAACTCTATGATAGGCCTCTTGGCCCTGTCGTCCTCGTTAAGGGTTGGAGTGAATCCACTGATCCTGGCTGTCTCTTCTATGACGGATCTGTGGAACCACCTGTTGTACCTTGACCAGGCGTTCTGGTCCTGTGAATCTCTTTTGATGGTGATGTAGTCCTTTGATTCGGGAGTGTAGTAGGCCAACGCATAGGGTCTGGAATCATAGCCAACAGAATCATACAGTATGGTCGTCTCCGTGGCGTAACTGCCTGGTGTTATAAGATCGTCCACATCCGTCAGTGTAATTGCATCTCCAACACCCTCCACGTAGTATTCCTTGTTCTGGTACGCTGTTGACACCAGGCTGTTGGTGAATTTTATCTTCATGCCGTTGCTCAAGTCCAGCGTCCGCAGGCTGTAATTTTTTACCCCTATTATGTCGTTCTCGACGTCTATTGATGTCGTGGCATCTGCTTCCTTTATCTGGAGTATTCCGTACATGGCGTCATGGTTGCCACACTGGTAATATAACGTGTTAGGCGTATCAGTATCATTTGTGTAAGATGGAACTGTAAATGTGACCACTCCCTCGTCCGTACCATTATTGGTCACGCCGGTCGAATATACCGTTGATGTGGAGCCATCTTCTGACACCTTGCTCTTGTAGGGTTCAGTCATGATCCAGAATGGGTGTCCCTCAGCGGCCACGTTGAATCTGTATGTGTTTCCCCTGTACAGCGTCAGGATGGGATTGTTCTCGTTCTCCCTGTGCCTGAATTCATATGCCTGTTGAGCCACGTTGGTGACTGTGTACTCCGCTACCGCGCTTGGTCCCACGGAATCGATCTCTATTGATCCCGGTCCATCTGGCATCCAGTAGTACTCCCTGTAGTTGATCAACTTGTCGTAGTCTATGGCCGGGTTCCAACTGTACACCACTTCCTTGTTGAGCCTGTCGTGGTTGTTGACCTTGCCTCCCAAGTACTTGATCTGGTTGATGTAGTCGTCGTATGTGCCTGTGAATTTGACCTGGTCCTCTGGATTAACAGACGTGGTGTCCCTGTTGGTGTATGTTACAGCAGGCTCCAATTGGTATGCGAACCTATCCCTGCTGGTGGCTGTCACATACCTGTCATTGATTGATCTGGTGTAGGCATCCTGTCGCCCTATGAATCCGTCCAGCCTCTCCAGTGATCCCTTCTGTACTAGTGGATCCAGTGTGCTGGCCAGGAAACGCTGGTTGGTGTCGGTCCTGTAGAACGCTGGTAGGTGCTGTACCGTACGTCTGTATTCGTTGTCGCCCTGCTTGACTACTTCGTTATTTGTTAATGCGTTTGTGGGGTTGTCCGCCATTAGTATCCTGCCCCACTACTGCCGGTTGTTGAACCGGAACCTGTTGTAGTAGAGCCTGATACCGCTGATCCTGTCGTGGTGTTGGTAGTGGCAGTTGATGTTGATGTGACCACAGTTCCTGATGCCACCAACTGGTTGGCTCCAAGCGCTGTTATGATTGACACATCATCAACGGTGGCCCCACTGATGAAAATCTCGTCTGCCGCTGAGTTGATCTGGAACAGAGACCCAAAACTCTGTCCTGACTGGTTGGGCACTATGACCGCGGTCAGTAGGTCAGGTGCCAGTTCATTGTGTATGTAGGCGGCCAGTTCCGTGAAGTAGAAACTGTCACCGAAGTCCCAGTTGTCAAGGGCGAAGAATTCATTAATTGCCTGTATCACCCTGGTCTTTATCACTGCATCAGTCACGTTGGTCTTTGTGTTCTTGACCACCTTGAACGTGGCCTGCAGTTCCTCTTCCGCGTTGCTACCGAACAGTATCTTGTACTTGACCGGATGGTACACAATCTGATCTGACAGGGATTTCAACGGATTCAAGACCCCGGAATAGTTGATCCTCAACTGGTCTGATGTCGACGTCGCGGGTTTGCTTCCCCCGTCCTGTAGCCATATCCTGAACAGATTGTCATATGTCCTCTCAAGCAGGTAAACGTCAACAATGTTGGACACGCTGGGATCTATCCTGGTCTCCTGTCCGGCATTGTGTTTGTATTGGAAACTTATAGAGCTTCTTCCTCTGCGAGCAATGTAATCAGTTGATGTTGAAAGTGTATTGGTTGTAGCACTGTATGATTTTATCACATCCTCGTCGGCGGCGTAGAAGTAAAACAACTGTCCATCTGAGTATGTCGCCGTGTTGAGGTTTATGTCAGCCTCATTTTCAGTCACAACAAAATTAGTGGCCGCGTAAGGTCTGTATCTCTCTATTGTGTCATAAGAAGTGTACTTTTCAAAGAATATGAACTTGGTACTCTCGGACAGTGTGGGCTCTACCACTATGTCAAATATGTCAGGATTGTCAACAACACCATCGTCGTCATCGTCGTAAAATCCCACCTTGACTTTCCTGTTGTCTTGGAATCCATCCGCCTCGGTTACGGTATCAACAACCTGCCACGTGATAGGGTATCCTATGCTGTTGCCCGTTGACAGAATGGAATTGGTTTTAAGTATCTTTACAGTGTCCTTGACCGTCTTGCCGGTGGTGTAGTCGTATATCTTGTCCTGGGCATCGTAGTGAAATTTGTTCTGTGACTCGGATTCAAATATGTAATCTAGTTTCCTGTAGGTCACGGTGTAAGTGTTGCCATCATTGGTGAACTTGAACCACCAACTGGCGTCAAGGTTAGCGCCCGTGGTGTCACCTGCGTTGCCAAGGCTGAACACACTGCTGGTGCTTAGGTTGGTCGAAGTGATGACCTTCCAGGTCTCTGTGTCCACGTCGTATCTCAGACCGAACTCCTCGTAGGCCTCCACTCTGTCTATTATGTCCGCTTCCAGCGTGGCCGAAAATGACGTGGTGAAATTTGCAATTACGGCATTGACCACTGCGCCGTTTGGTATGATGTCATTGAGCGTGACTGGCCCAACTCCGGATTCCAGGTTCCCGACTCCGCTGTTGGCACCATCGCCTACCACCGCGCCTATCTTGGCCCAGGCCCTGTCTTCCGCGTTGTCCGTGCCCGCTGTGACTAGTGAGTTGTTCAGAAACTCCCTGCTGTCGGGCGATGTGAATTTAATCAATGCCCCGGGTTTAGCAAATTTAAAGTTAGAGGTGGCGAAATCACCTATGGACAGCGCACCTCCCGAAGTGAAGTACCCGGTGTTGGTGTTTGTGGATGTGGTTGTTGAATTCCACGTGGCTGTCAACGTGCTTAGGTCCTTGGTCCCGTATTTTAGATAATAGAACTGCCTGGCATAGGCCTCTTTTAATTTTGCTTCAACAGATGTGTCTATGATTGACTGTATGTTGCTCCTGTTGTTGAACGTGAACGTGAACTGTTGTGTGCTCTCTTCCCTGTAAAGAATGCCGTCCTCCGCGAACACCGACACGTTTGAATAGGCTCCTGTCGGATCCAGTATCTCTTTGGCCCTGCTTATTCCTGACGCAGACCTGTTCACAGATCTCACTTTAACGATCTCCTGTGATGCGGAAAGTGGAACCACTTGGTAGTCCTCTGCCGTTATCATCCTGTTCTGTGAGTAATACACCTGTGCGGCCTTCTCCCTGATGCTGTCATTGGATTCTGTCGCCGCCGCGTTGTACACGCTGGCCTTGAGGCTCATAGATATGGTCAGGGTCTGTTGCGCACCGTTGGCGTCGGTGTATGGCACCGCCACCTGTATGTTCTGCATGTCCGCCGGTTGTATGGCGTACTTGGCGTTGTCACTGATCCTGTGGTATGTCCTGAAAGAGCCCAGTGGTATGTTGGAGAAGTTTCCGTCGCCGAACACCAGGTCCACCGCGTCGTTGTTCTTGGTCACCACGTTGTATATGTTCCTTTCCGATGCGGCCAGTGAGTTGTAGATGGCGTTGTTGCCTGTCAGTGCGGGTACCTTGACCCACTTCTCCGCGATCTGACCGAACTGGTCCAATTTGTACAACCACACGTCCGTGTCGTTGATGTTTGACGCCGCGATTGATCTCACGTAGTTGGTCACCGCCGTGTCCACGGTAAAGTCTGCGTACTGCATCGTGCCCTGTTTGAACAGCAAGAAGAATCCAGTGTTGTTTGAGCTGTCACCTGCTCCGTCTGATCTGTAGACGTATGTCAATCCCGTACCTGGGATTGGATCTGATTCATATATGGAATCTGAATTATCAATTGTAGAAGGCACTATCTCGAACTGCCTGCTGATGCCTCCCACTGATTTGGTGTACTTGAACAGAGGTAGGTCAGTCTGGTTTGAACTAAATGTATACACCTCCGTGTCTATGCCGCCTATAGATCCTGACTCCCTGGGATTGCCAAACAGTTGTCCGGTCTGGTTTGCGGCGTTCAGTATCGCGGTGAACTGTTCCCTGTAGTTGGAATTGGCAGAATCATTCCAGATGATGGTCTGCGTGGCCAGGTTTGTTCCTGTGCTGTCTAACACGTCCTGTGTGGTTGATATTGAATCAATTTTCAGTAACCCTGTTGCCGGCTTGTTACGCTTGGCGTTGTAGTTGATCAGCCTCGCCAACCTGAGGATAGAATTTCTTCTCTCCGCGGTCTCCAGGAAGTTCTCCCTTGCGTTGAGGTCCACCCTGAATGATAGAGCCTGTGCTATGTAGGCTATGAGATCTATGAGTGCCACATACTCAGAACTCTCAACGAAGTCGTTGAAATCGTCCGGGTAGTTCTCCCTGAGGTAGGCCACCATGGTCCTCCTCAGCGTCTCGAAGTCATATGATTTGAAATCCGCCTGCTGGAAGGCCTGATAGATCTTGCGCCAATCCTCGGCTACCAGTAATCTGTTCTGTCTGTCTGTTGTGGCCATACTGTTTGTACGGATATTTATGTGATAGATTATCTACGTATATTAAGATAGACGTAGCAGTGAGTTCTCATCAAAACTGAACCTCAATTTCTCAGTGATGTTGAGGGGCACGTAGGTTATTGTGGCCTGTATGGCTATGCCCTTGTCCGCCTCTGTGACCGTGATGTCCTCAGTGGAGATCCTGGGATCCGCGTTGAGATTCTGTGTGACGTCCTCCACTATGGCGTCCTTAAGGGCCTCCGTGAATGGTTCGAACAGCGCGTCATAAATGATGGTGCCGAACTCTGGGTTCTCCACGCGCTCTCCTTTTCGCACAGATAATCTGTTGATCAGGTCCTGTTTTGCCACCTCAAAGTCGTACAGTTTAAAATTCTGGCGGTCCGCCCTTGAACTGAAACCTTTGAAGGTCACAGTCTTGTTGCTTAGATTATTGTCTGATCCGTTGTCCCCGTACGCCATTAGTGTATCCTCCTGAACTCCACGTCGACCTTGCTGTAGTCAACCATGTAGTACCCCGTGTCGGTCATGGTTCTGGCCCATGGCACCTCCTGTGCCATCACACCCTGCCACGTGCCCGACGTGTGCTTGTATTTAAACTCGTAGATGTTGATTCCTTGTGGTGATCGGCCGATTAATTTTATATCCTGCTTCAGCCTGGCGTCACTGAATCCAAACACACTTGCTATTGCGGACACGGCTCCCCCAACTGAACCACCCAGCGCCGCTGGCAATGATATGCTTCCAATCTTTAGTCCGAGGCTGGATGCCGCGTTGAGTCCTCCTATCCTGCCCAGTTCCCTGGCGGTGCTTCCTCCAGCCAGTCCCGTGAAGAATGACTTGGCCTGTCCTGTGACTGCTGATATGGCTGTAGACGAGATGGACGATGTGACCTGTCCCGCCACCACGTTCTTGAACACGTTGGTTGTGGCCTTGAGGTCACCCGCCGATGCGATGTTGGCGATGTTGATGTTGCCCGTGATGCCGGATATGTCTATGCCACCGATGTTGGTGGGTATGCCCACCCTCTCGTATATGGTGTTTCCGAACTTGTCAACCCCTATGGCCTTCGTGCTTAGGTTACCCGTGACCAGTTTGTTCAGTGAATCCTTAGCAGTGTTGGCCAGCGCCTTGCTGGCGGCGTCTGTGGCAAAGCCCTTGGCATCACCTGACAGTATCTTGCTGGTGTCTCCCAGGGCGAACAGTTCCCCCGCCTGGTTCACGAACACGTTGTCCTTGAACAACGCCGCCACGTCCGATCCTGTGACCGTGTCGATGACCTGGTCCGCCAGTTTCTTGGTCTGGTTGTTTAGGACCTCAGTCACTGAGTCTGCCACATCAAATCCTTTCAACTTGTTGCTGATGCTGGCCGCGGTGTCCCACTTGCCACGGGCCTGGTTTGCTATGTCGAATGCCTCATCATAGTCCTTGCCGAAGTCCGCCAGTATCTTCCTGGCCTTTGCGGCATCAGTTGAGGTGCCCATCTGTTCTCTCAATACCTTTTCCGCGTCAGCCTGGAACTGTCCCAGCCTGATGCTTTCTATGTTTGAAGTCCTGTTCCTCTGTTCCGTGTATTCCACGGTGCCTGGTGTGCTGGCCAGCCTGTACCACGCCTTCTTGTTGTCAGCACCTCCTATGGGCAGTGCGCCCTCCGTTGAGAATCCCTGTAGCCTCGGCATTGGTTCGTGTGTGACGAACCTGTGTACCGTGGTGGAGGTCTGTTTGGTGAAAGGTCTCAGTGGTTCCATGCCCTTCTTGGCCAACTCCACGTCGCCCTCCTGTCTCTCCGTCATGCCCGCGGCGTCCGTGTCCAACCACTTAGGTCCCCAGGTGTCGCTGGCACCCGTTGAGTTAAAGTGCACCTGTGCACCCGCTAGGTGTATCTGTCCTCCAGCACCGTGCAACTGCTGTCCGTCAGTGTATGACGTTAATCCGTCTCTGGCGTAGTCCCTTATGCTTCCTTTTTGTGAACTGTTGAATATACCCTTCTCTCCGAGGTTCAGCATGTAGGTGCCAGCCGACTTGACGATCTCGTTGGTTGCGCTCATCCTTATCTGTCCCGAGGCGTGCATGTTGATGTTGGCGTCCGAGTGCAGGTTGAAATCACCCTGCGTCCTCATGTTTATGCCGCCCACGCCCGAGTACACGTCTATCCTGCCGTCTCGGTTCATCTCTATCCAGGCGTTGCCTGATGCGTTCGAAAGGTATACTATGCCGTCTGTGTCATGCATCAACAGTTGGTGTCCTGATGCCGTGCGCAATCTGGTGA